CCGCCTCCGCGCCCGTGATGGGAGCGCCGACGGGCGCGGCTCTTTCCTCGCGCGCTATGCGCGCGTGCGTGCGGGCGTGTCTAATAGCCCGCAAAGTGTACCAAAATGAGCAGTTAAGTATAAAAATGAGCAAAGTCTAATAAAATATTAATGCTCTTCGGAGTTTTTTTCATTTTTTAAGTGTTGAATAATTGATGCAATGGTAATCATGTTTGTTCCGAGGCATGATACTGCTTCTAATTTTTCTTCTTTGACCATTTGCGCAATTCTTGCTGTTGTTTTGCTAAGCAGTCTTGATGTTTGCGCTTGAGTTATCATGGCTCCTTTTTCGCTGTAGAGTAGCGATATCTCTTTTATTTTTTCATTCATAATAACTCCTTTTTCTTTATACTATACTTTTTTTTGAAAAAAAAACAATTTTTGCTTGATTTAGCAAATGCTAAGTATTATGTTTTGCATTAGCTTAGTAAATACTAAGTAATAGCAAAAAAAAAGCTTTAAAAAAAGGAGGATAGATCAAATGGCAAACTTAACAGGGGATTTTGTAAGCTTTGGGGAATGTCGTCTGAAAAATTATCGTGTGGTTGATATCAAGAAAAACAATGAGAAAGTCGGGGAAAAGCATTTGGTTGATGTGGTAACATGGGGAGCATCATATACGGTTGAAGTGAATCCTGATTATGCAAAGAGTTTGCAATACGGCAAGACGGGGCGTGCTTGGATTTCGGCTGAATTTGATGCAGATAAGCAGATTCGTGAATTTGCTGGACGTGCTTACAATAAAGATGTTTATCTTTTTACGGATGGTAAATTATCTGCTTTTGAGGTGGCTAAATAATGGAAACAGGTTCTTCAATAGAAACGTTATCTCCTATTGTTGAACCTGTTTTGTCTTTGGATCGTTTAACGGTTTTAATGCAGACAGGTCCGGTAATGGGTATGTATGGTTCTGCTGATGCGGATTATTTCAATAAGAAGAAATCTGCTATTAATGGATTGGTGAATAAGATGCGCTTGCAGTATGCAAGACTTTTTGAACCTAAACAGCCTACTGTTGAAACAGGCTTGTATTTATATCATTTCCGGCTTGTTGGCGGCTTTGATTTGCAAATGTGTCCGAAGTTCGGTATCAAATGTCGTATTGATGATGAAGGGTATGTATCTGCCTTCGGAACAGAAACTGAAATAGAGCAGTTTAAGCAACTGGGTTATATCGATGAGTATTTTGATTCTGATTTTGGTATTAGAATTGAATTTAATCCATCAAAATCTGATCTTGCAGATATTGCTCCTCTTCTAACTTTTTTATCAGATACTTATTATCGAATTAACCCTGATATTACTTTTGATCGATTATTTAAGGTTACTCGTCTTGATGTTGCTGTTGATTACCCATTACCGCTAAATCCTGCGCTTTTTGCTTATATGCGTAAGCGGAAATGTGGTTGGGTTGGAGGATCGGAGGGAGTTGAAACAACTTATTTCGGCAGTCGCAGAACGGCTTTTTATTGGCGTATTTATGATAAAAAACGAGAATATTTGGAACAGCAGCATATTGATTATCAGGGGGCTGATCTTTGGAGAATTGAGCTTGAATGTAAGAAACCTTTTTCCATTGGTGAAGATCCGCATTTTTGCTGTCAGCAGTTTAGGGGGCTTGAGTATTATTACGGTGGTATATCTACTGGTGATTGGAAAATGGATATGATTTTACACTATGGAAAATGCTTTGGAATGCAGAATGCTTTTAAGATGATTCCTCGTCAATCACGTATTCGTTATCAGGAACAGTTTTCCCGATTGAATTTTGAAAGCATGAAACATCCTGCTTCAATTGTTGGCTGGGAACTTCCGAAACAGTGGCGTTCTTTGTATGATAAGTTCAAGAATACTTGCGGTAGAAGACATGATCCAATGCTTTTTCAGCGTAATATAAGGGAGGACATGTGATGTTCTATAATGAGTTGATAGAAGAAATGCGTATGAAGATTGTTCAGAAATACGGCTCTGTGGCTAAGTTTTGTGAGCAGAATAAAGTTTCCAGGCAAAACCTTTTTAAAGTGTTTTCCGGCAAACAAGATATCAGTGTAGGTCTTTATCTGCGTATTTGTGTTTCGTTGGGCGTAGTCGCTCCCCTACCGACTATACCGGATTGTTGTGTTAGTCTCCGTGATTATTTGAGTGTAGATCATGATTTGTTGATAAAATCTATTCTTCAAGTTTTGTTAAAGGGGTGATTATGGATAATAAACGATCACGGCGATTTTTTGAAGCTCGCAGGCAGAAAATACAGAAGATAGAAGTTCGATCAGAATTTCGGCGTTTGTTGTGTCCTGTCTGTGGTGCTCCTTGCTTTACTTATCCTGATAGTCCTTTGTTGCTTATGGAACTGCGTATAGAAAAGCATGGTTGCATGATTCAGTATTTCCATCAGGAACATCTTTGTAAGAAGTTTTTTGTTCCGCTTCCTGATGAGGAATTGGGGGCTTTGATTATGGGATTTCACCGGAAAGCTAACAAAAAATTGATATCTGATTTTCGATCAGAGACAATTCGTCAAGATTATGTTAACAGAAATTATGCAGCAGAAGTGACGCCGGCGAAAAAAATGCTAACAAATGAGGTGAAGTGATGCAATTGTTTGATAGACATTTTCCTGATGATCTTGCTGATCGCTGTAAATTGTTTTCTGGTCGAGTGAATTTGACTGATGCTGTTAAGGATTCGTTGCAACGTCTCTTTGAGATTGAGTGTGATTATAGATCGCTGAAGCTTAAATATAAGGATAAAAGCGCAGATTATGAGGATTTATTCCGCTTGTTTGATGATATGATTGAACTTGAAAAACGTAAGCAGAAAGTTTTTGAACAATTAAAACAGCCTGATCGTTTTCGGCTTCATGGAGATTGATGTAATGGATGGAATAGACGTTGTAACGGTGGAGCAGGGGGCAGGGGTGGTGTTGAATGTCTTCAAGTTCTATACTGTTTTCTGTGAGGCAATATCAGCTACCTTTAACTTGCTGGCTGTAGTGATATTGGTTTTCCTGTTTTTTAAATACGTTTATCCTTTGATCAAAGTATTTATGACTTTCAGGGGGGATAGTAAATGACTCTTAATATTGATTTGAGTATGGGGCAATTGGTAATGAGTGGGTTCTGCTTAAGTTTCGGAATATGGGCGTTATCGCGCGCAATACGTCTGATTTTCGAACTGGCAGGTTCAAGAAACGGCGTTGTAAAGCCGGAATAATAACAAAAACAGAAAGGGTATACATTATGGGTATGCTTCGCAAAATTGGTGCTCGTGTCGGGCAGGTCGCTTCTAAAGTCGTAAACAAGATCAAAAACAACAAGCTGATGGTTGCCACATTGTCTTTCGGACTGCTGGCTTCTTCTGCGTTTGCACAGGAATCCAGTGCTGGCGGTACAACGATTGAAATTGTGAAAAATGACAGTGGAACGATTTCGTTTCAGCCTGAGAAGCTTTTTCAGCCTTTGGTTGATGCGATTCTTTCCTGCTACAAATATTGGGCTGTCATTGTCCTGATTTTTGTGGTGGTCGGCTTTATGGTCTACATCTTTAAGAAGAAATAAAAGGTGTGGTATGAATCATCTGTATGTAGTTTTGTTGTTTTTTGCGTCTTACAGTCTGTATGCAGATGATTCTCCTGAATTGCTGGTATTACGGGATATATACGATACTTCAAGGGTTGTATATATCCTTCTTTGTCTCATTTTGGGCGCATTGTTTTTTATGATTGTGAGGCAAAAATGAGATTGTTTATCTTATTGTTGTTTTTTAGTGTATCTGCTTATGCAGAACAAGGCAGGGAAACTTTTACTGCTACTCGTGCTACAAATCAGTATAACAGTACCCATAATCAGTATTATTATCGTGGGAATATTACTTGGGGTTCGTCTGGAGTTTTGAAATATGTAACTGATATTTCTTGGTCTTTTGCTAATCCTGAAAATGTATTTGATTATGAAGTGCATGGCGGTGGAGTTGGGACGCTGTCGGACGGAGTAATTAATACAGATATACGTTTTGTGTATTCGTCAGGGAGTACGGGGGAAGCAACAATAACAATTACTTATTTTATTTGTCCTTATATATCAGGGCATTGTATTAAATTTGTCTGTGGTGGTTGTGGTCAATCGCGTTGTAAAGTTGATGATACTTATACTCATTGCGATACTTGCAATAAGGATTTTTGTAATCAATGCACTCATACAAATTGTGGCGGTGGTGGTTGCAATGATTCTTGTGTAAAACAGGCCTGTCCGATTTGTAAAACAATGTATTGTCCTACTCACGATTCGTATACTACTTATACTTGTCAGACTTGCAAGAAGACTTTTTGTAGTCATCAGGAACCGCATGATATGGATAAATGCCGGGATGATAACGGCGGCACCACTGGCGGTGGTGAAGGTGAAGGGGGCGGCGGTGAAAGTGAAGGGGGCGGTGGTGAAAGTGAGAAGGGTGATTATAGTGATATCATAGCGGCTATTAATGAAGTGAGGGATGAAATAAAAAAGCATGATCAACATATTGATGAAATGAAGGGAAATATTGCTGAAATAGCTGAAAACATAGGCAGTATACAGCATAGTTTAGATCATTCGGGTACTTATGGAGCTCCTGAAGGTTTGGAACCTGAAGGTATGGGTTCTCTGCCGGATAATGATGGTGAATCATTAGAAATTGGTGATGGTCCCGGTTTGACTGATGGAATAGGAGAAATCGGCGGTCTTGGAGAAATAAGCGGTTTTTCTCCTACTGGTGGTAGCGGTTTTATTATAACATTTCCGCTTTCGCTTGTTGGGTTTGGAATGGAAGATGTTACTTTTAACGTAACAGAAAGCCTTGTAGATTTTTATACGCCGCTTCGCAGTGTGTTATCTGTGATCGTTTGGATTTGGGGAACTTATATGTCTTATTGTATTTTACGTGATGGTTTAACTCTTGCAGGGTAGGGGGATTATGTTTCAGATATTACAAGATTTTTTAACGGCGTTGCTTAACTGGTTTAAGGGGATTTTTCTATCCCTTTTTGAGTTTATAAAGACGATAGTAGTATTTTTTCTTGAGATATTCAACTGGTTGAAGACAGAGATATTTAACTTGTTGATCGAGGGTATTTATGAGTTTATAGAAACATTGACCAGTTATTTTCCTGACTTACCAACTCCGGATAAGACAGCATTTTTAGATACGGTGAATAAAGTGAATGTATTTTTTCCTGTTGATGATCTTTTGACAGTGATTATGCTTCTGCTTACGTTCTCATTGACAGTTCGGGGGTTCCGCCTTGTTATTTATGTGATATCCAGATTTAAGATTCCGAAGTTGCCTACAGACTTTGGGGGAGGGGGTGTATAATGTCTTTACATGTGATTACTGGATTGCCCCGGAATGGCAAAAGCTATTATTGTTGTTGTCGGATTATCGAAGATTTAATATCTTCTGACCGGACAATTTATACAAATTTGCCGGTGCATCCTGATTTTATCGCTCGTCATGTCGCGCTTCAAAAACATAAACAGCGTAATGAGTATTATCTTGATTTGCTGGATTCAGTGTTGATGCGGATACGGCTTTTTAAGACTTTTTCCAGTTTGTCGGAACTCCGGGCGTTTCGGAAAAAGAATCCGCTTTGGTGCCGACTGCATCGATGCCGGAACCGCCGTCATGATGATGATCCTGCGGCTGATCGGTTGTTATTCCCGTTCGGCTGGCTTGCCGATTATTGGAATCATACGAAAGCCAATAGCCTTTTTTACCTGGATGAATGTTATCAGATTTGGAATTATCTTGACGCCTCGGAAAGGTCAAAGGAAGCGAAAGAACGCCGGAAAGAACTTCAAAACTATATGCGTATGCATGGTCATGACGGGGATGATGTCTTTTTGATCAGTCATAAGGACAGGGATTTAGACCAATTTATTTTAGATACCTGCTCTTATCGAATTAATGTTCGGAACAGTAAATACTGGCCGATCATTCCGCAGGAAATCATAGATAAATACTGGTGGCTCGGCTGGTTGGCTTCGCTTCGCTGGCCGTGGCAGTTTTTTATTATCAGAACGTTCATTGGGGACGAAAAAACGCCGCATCGGTCGTTTTTCAAGCTCTGTAATTATATGATTTTTCGGTATTATGACAGTAATAGCCGTCCTAATGGGCTTAAAAATCGTGGTTACAGCCATGCTAAAAACAGTTCCGGTGATTTGCAAAGGAACTATTTTAAAGAGCTTCGAGCGTGGTTTTCGGATAGCTGGCCGGCATTGTTGGTGCTTGGGCTATTGATTAGTTTTGGATATGGTTTGTATACAGGAATTAAGGGGATGTTGTCTCCGAAGCCAATAAAACCTAGAATAGCTCAGAGTGTGAAACCTGTTGAAAATGTACCGGTAAAAGAGAAAGTAAAAGAGCAGAAGGTAGAAAAACCTCTGAAAATCGTTGCTGTAACCAGTAAAAGTATTATTTTTGATAATGGCTTGACTTTAAGGGAAGGGGGTGTTTATCGTTATGAGGATCAAGATTTTATTGTTTTGCATGTTGATCGATATAGGGTTGAGTTGGAACATATACGCACAAAAAAACGTTTCAATGTATCAACAAACGGTATCCGCTAAGTTTTCGCTTGAAGCGGAAGAACTTGAGCTCTGGAAAGTCTGTAATGAATTGAGTGTATTTTTCAAGAAAAACATTGTTGTTTATAATGATGTGAAGTCTACGAAAATATCTTGTAGTTTTATAGATTTGTCTCTTGAAAAGTCGCTTGATCTAATTGCCTGGTTAACTGGCGTTGAATGGTATGAAAAAGACGGTATCTACTTTTTCGGCGGCAATAAGGATTACATCGAGGTATTGGATAATACCGGTATTGATAAATCTGTTGTAAATGTTTTCGGACAATCTAATGTTCGGGTGATTGAAGACAAAATAGTAATCACGGGAACTGAACGTGAAGTAAAGCGGATTGCTGATGCTGTCCGTAAAATGCAGCAGAAAAAATTGATTCGTTTGCGTGTGTGGGGCTATGAAGTCGTGGAAGAATCAGCCTTGAAACTTGGGATTGATATTGACAAGAGCATAAAATATGCAGCTTCTTGGGAGAATATCATATCCAATGGTTACAATCCGGTGCAGTCTCTTGCGGTATCTTTGGCTATGTCTGTTGAGGCTGAAAGGTCTTCTGATGATTTAAAATTGGTTTTGGATACTCAATTGACTTGTATCTCTGGTAAAACTCAAAAAATAACGGTTGGTGAGGCGGTAGATCGTGAAATCTATACGACTAATGAGAATGGAAAGACTTTTGTATCAGGCTATAATACTTTGCAGACTGGTTATATATTAAATTTGTCTGCTTTTTATTATGATGGTCGTGATTGGTTGTTTGATGTGAATGTGGAAAATACATCCGAGTATGCTGATAATCGCAGGAATCGTTTGTTGTTAGGGAATACTGTGATTTTACAGTCCGGTCCCGCTCTGATCGGCAGGATCATCAAGGACTCAGAATCTGAGCAGATCAGTAAAGGGATACCGTTTCTTTGCGATATCCCGTATATTGGTTATCTGTTCCGAGTGACCGAAGAACGGAAAGTTCGGCGGCATGTCTTATTTTTTATCGAACGTGTGGAGGGCGTGGCGGTTGCCGGAGCGACTGCACCGCCAAAAGCCATGCCTGAAACACGTTTGATAAAGATAGCCGAAAAGATAGAATCTGTTGATCTTCGGAAACTCGGGCAGGGGGGCAAAGTTTCTGATAAGTCCCCTGCTCCGAACTCAAAATAAAATTTCCCTGGGAGAATTCTGTAGCGGAACAGAATCATAGTATTTCCCTTTATATGACACGATACGACACTTTACATCACATTTGTTGTAGGTGTCGTTTTCTTTTGTCTTTGAAAACTGCAAATTGATTTTTAGGTATCTCTGGCTTCGATAATTGCCCTTACCCATATATTGACCTGTCCTGATCATTTCGCGCGTCCTGACGCTCCTTTCTAACGTCGCATAAGATAACCGGGTTATGTCAAGTGACCGCGCCGCGGATGAGGCGTGATCCTGCTCGGCGCGGTCACTTGGCATAATGTAGTGTTATGCGGTTCCGGCGATACGTCAAGCGCCGGAACGGAACGTTAGAAAGATTTTGATTGCTTTGATCGGGGGAAAATGGGGGTAAGCTGTAGGGGGCTTGCCCCCTTAAGTCACAAAAAGCAATCGGGAACCGATTGTGCTATATCGCGGATGCAATCCGCCTGCTCGCCCATGATTGGAGCGCCGACGGGCGCGGCTCTTTCCTCGCGCGGCGTTCGCGCGGGCGGGGGTGGGGGGGG